GCGACTAGGTCGCAGACATAACCCCCACTGAGGAGGGCCTTGCCACTCTTGCCTTGCGCAGAGTGGTAGGGAGAGGAACAACGGCCATGAAGGCGGTTGCGCTCTCGAGAGGAATTTTCCGAGGGTGCTTCTGGAGCGTGTGGATGGCGAGTTCGAATCGTCCGTGCTTGGCATGTTCTCCGGCCAGGTGCCGGCCCATGGCGCTATAGCGCGCTCGGACGTCGTCGCTATGGAGTAGCTCGAAGATACCAACTTTCGAGGCTCCATTAGCACGACAGATGAGTCGCTGCTTATGCTCCTGGGCCCGAGCATTCGGCACGCGGGCGCTGATGAGAAAGTCGCACTGAGATCGAAGCAGAAGTTCGTCAGACATTGCACGCTGTACCAGAGCGTCAGCGACGGAGCAGGCGGGTTCGCCTCCCTTTACGACAGGGAGCGCAAGCAACTCGACCTGCTTACGGCGCGATAGCTCTTGTGCGGCATGCGTCTTACGCTTCATCCGCAGACTCGTGCGACCGCCCGCGAGGAAAACACGAAGGGTTAGTGAGTTCGCCTGTCCTGCCCCCCCGCCCCCATCTGACAGCCGGCCTGGAAGACTATGCAGTAGGGTTTGACTCAACTGCGTATGACGGGCCAGACGTCGGATGGGAGCCAGGGTAGGATGGAAGTTCTCACGGACTTTCCCGTCCGCGATCTGACGTAAAGTGTCCACGACCATGTGACCCCGGACGCCATCGATGCTTTTACAACCAGAGCACTCTCCGAGGCGATAGAAAGATCGGAGAGAAAGGGTGTAGCCTGTCCGGACGCCGAATTGCTCACAGAAGACCCCCGCACTCCCGCGGAAGGACTTCTTGCGATTGACGACGATCCCGATTCGCTCACACCACTGCTCGTAGGCATCGCAGACCTCCGGAGTCCAGAGACCTACCAAGTCATCCCCATTGACTGCAAATGATTGGATACCGGCTCCAGCCCTCTTGGCGGCAAAGTCATTCATCAGGGACATGATGGTCCACGAGGGCCCCAGGCCCATGAGTGCCCCACAGGTGACGCGTCGGCTGCGGCCCGTTTCGTCCGAAACAAAGATGTTGTCGGTAACGAAGCACGCCGCGTCACGCATCCATTGCGGAGCACCCAGACCGTCCAGAATGCATTGCAACATGAGAGTCGCAGTCCTGCAGGAGATGTGGTCCGTGGCCTTCGACCAGTCCGCTGAGTAGCACACAGCTGTTGGATCTGTATTGATCAAATCAACAGGCTGATTGCGCAGCTGACTCGAATTCGTTCGAACCTGTCGAAGGCCGCTCAACAAGAAGGACGTAATGCACTTGGCGACCACCACGGTCTCAACGTCGTGGACCGTCGCGAGACGGAGTTTTCCATTATGGTTGGGGAAAACGGACAGACGTGCCTCCGAGTAGCCACGATCGATCAACCTCCGTGCAGCCTCTCGCCCGGCGACTTGCCCTGTAAGGGCAATTCGGACTGTGTCGTCGATGATCGGTGCGTGTACCATGTGGAATACGCACCGTAGACGCCAGTCCAATTTATCGCCGGGCTCGGGGACCCGCTCGTAGTGCCGGAACTCGTGATTCGCACGTTCCAAGTCCCACCAAGCCTCGTCGAGATCAGGAAGATCGATCTCCGGCAAGGCCCAGGGATGACGGACCTTTTGGGGGCTCAGGTAGATGTCTCGAATACGCTCGTAGCTTCGTTTTGCGGCAATCATGGCCTTCTTGGCCCGATAGCGCATGAGAACGAAGGAGCAGGCAAAGAGTGCATACTTCTTGACCCCCGAACTCTGAATCCAGTCCACTACAGCACCCGTTTGACCCCCCTCGCGCACGCTGCTTTCACGGCAGGCGTTGCCATTGGGCGTCGCGAGGTGGACGGTCTTCGGCATGGTGCGGCGCGCCTTCTTGCAGACATTGTGCACGAACTTCAGGAGGTTGTTCATGTTCGTCTCACTGAGCTCACTTTTGTAGCCAGTGATACGTTCGAACGCCTCGTCACGTTCCTGCTCGATCTTCTCCTGAGGGGCCTTTGCCCGGAATGCCCGATCCAGTCCACTCGCGGCCATCAATGCGAGGGGGGTCACGCCACGTCCGACTAGGCGGTCCTGGCCCGGCACCTGTGCGCGGACTCTAGATCCATTGAGTCTTGCACACGGGTAGCAGGGTCCGGTCCTCCCGGTCGGCTGGCGAAGCGGGTTCCCGGTTGCACGGAGGCGTCGGTTGTGGCACCATGCAGAAATCTCGGACTGTCCGAAGCGCACGATCCTCCAAAGGAAGTCCAACCATGCACGGCCCACCGCGACGTTTTGGAAGCCAAAGTCATTCCAGTGATGCTTACCGTATGCAAGCTCGAAGGCCGTCACCAATGCAGGAAAGTTGATCAGGATTGTTCGGAAATTCTCCATAGAAGGACATGCTTTCGCGTGTCGAAGAAAGAGTTTCTCATTGAACGTCCCCAATTTCCGCAGACGAGCCGCAAGCTCGCGCTGAAAGCGCGACTCGACTTGCTGGTCCATCTCTGAACGACGCTTCCGGAACGCCGCGAACCCGCCACCATCCGCTCCGCCGCCGAATGGCCGTGATTCCTCTCCACCCTCCTCGCCCCCGGGGGGCGGCTTGCGCCGCCCCCCCCGTGCCGGGGCTGGACTGCTTTCATAAAGCAGCCAGCCCAGAGCACGAAACCGCCTGAGCGAGCAGTGTTCATAGAACACTGCTCCGTCGCCGCAGAAAATACTGCGGACGCTCAGGCGGCTCGCCCCCTTGCACGGGGGAGATGGTGAACTAGTTTCTTTGACCAACCCGACGCGCTTCCCAGACGC